ACTCCAGCAATTTCTCCCATTTCCATTTTAATAAATTCAAGTAATTGAACATGTTGTTGAATATATGCACCTGTCTCCATGTCCATAACTCTACCACCTTGTGTATTCATATTACCTGCTAACTTACCAGTAGCAGCTCCTTGATTACCTTCTTTAAATGAATCTATTACTGCAATTTTATTTACAAAAGCAAAATGTAACCATTTTTCTATTTCCCAATTTTCAGGAACTTTAGCAACATCTAACTCCATGATTTTACCATAGTTTGTAGAAATTGCTTTATTTAATCTATCCCAAATAACATCATACATATATTGATAGTTTTTACATCTATCAACTAATGATACGGCTTTACCTTGGTTAGTATTATATATTTGACCTATAATACCTGGATGACAATAAGAAGGGTTATTTAATTTATTATATTGAACTTTACGTGGTTTAATATTTAAATAGATATCTTTACCTATTTTAACACCTTCCCACCATTCATTAACCCATAAAGAAGTTACTTCTTCTCCTAAAGATTCATTAGGTATATATTCTTCAGACATAACTTTATATTGTTCTTGTCCAAATTCATCATAATATTTAACTTTTTTAATTTGTTTAATTGATTTCCAAAATACTTTTAATACACGAATATTACCTGTATCATCTGTATAATTAGAACCAAAGAAATGTCCATTTAATTCTGCAAGATTAAAAATAGTATCATACATACCTTCAACACCTGTATTAAGAGCATCTCTTAAAAGTACATGATTATTTTGATCATCAGAATAAGAACCTTTAGAAGATGTAGTAGTGTATTCTAAAATATAATCTATATCTTCAGGTTTTAATTCATCATGATAAATATCAATAATTTTATGAGGACTCCAGTGATCTTGAATAATAATAATACTTGAATCTTCAATTCTATCAGAATTACCACTTCTTACACTATGAACTTTTAAGGGATTTAATTTTGTTAATACTGGTTCATTATGTATAATATCACATTGATAAATTTCTTCTGCAAATATTAAAGCATCTTTAAAACCATTATTAAATATTAAATCAAATTTTTGTTCTTGCCAATAATGTTTTAATATTTGATTAGCCATTTTTTCACGAAGATCTTGCCAACTATATTTCATATATTTTTCAAGTTCTTTCATTTTAGTTTCTAATTCTTGATCAGAGTAATTAGAATTAAGATAATTCATTAATTTTTCAAATAAAAATTGTTTTTTATCTTCTTCTTTTTTACTAATAGCATCAGGATTAGTTACCACACATGACCAATCAAATCTTCTTTTAATTTCCTCACCAACTAATAAATCAATCTTAGGAACTAAAATTGGATGATGAGGGATATTATCTGGTACAAAAGATGCATCTATTTGATGAGGATTAACTACATTAGTTAAATCTCTAATATCTACAATTCCATTATACAGATTTAAATTTATAATTTTATTTTGCAAACTTTTACGTACTCTTTCATTATTATAAAAAGAGTGTTTATCTGCATAATCTACACAATTTATACGCCAATCTTTATTTTTTTGTGTAAAAGGTAGACGTTGTCTTGGTAGTGTTAAATTATTTATTCTTGGTTCTGCCATAATTTATTTTATTTAAACCTACTAATATACTAAATTTTTTATAAGATTCCAAATTAATATAATAAAAATTAATTTTTTAAACTATGTACTAATAGCTATTTCGTTTATAATTCTTATCAAAAAATTTATCATCAGTTACTTTACTAATTTTTTTATCTTGGTTAGCTTTAGCAGTTTGAGTTCTTTTAAATCTATCTTCTCTTAAAATCATTAACATACCCATAGCAGATACACGGTCAAAGTTACCATCTTGATTCCAAGCAATACATTCTTCTAAATAAGGAATACTTCTAATATGATGAAGTCTTAAAGACATATCTTCTTCATCTTCCTCATTATATCTATTTAACATCCATTGAGCTTGTAATAACCTACCCCATTTATTTGTTTCTTTAGAAGCTGTAGTTCCTTTAGCTAAATTACCATAAAGATTAGTAGCTTTAACTAAGTCCATATCTCTAAGAATTTGAGGTGTATCACATAAATATCTTAATGCATTTTTACTATCAAAATAACTAAATAAACCTTTTAAGTTTTTTTCATAATTAATTTCTCCATTATAAAATATAGCAGCTTTTAAAAGTATTTCATAAGCTTCAGTTGCTAATCTAGGTCTTCCTGAATATTCACATACAATTCTATCTGTAAATGTATCTAAACAAAAGAAACTAAATAAAGATGTACCTGCATCAGCATCAATAGGGTCACAACCAAATATATATCTACCTCTTGGTATTTCTCCATTAGCATTTTTACGTGGCATTTCAAAGATTTCTAAAGCACCATGTTTATTACCATCTGACATAGCATAACTACGAAGAGGGTAAATATCACTATTAGGTTTCCATTCTATACCTCCTGTATTATTATATATTAAATCACCTACATAATGTTCAGCTAGAAAAGATTCTCTTTTAACAGATATAGTTTCTAAATAATCTTTTATATCTGCAACAGGAAATACTGTTCCTTCAGTACGCATTACTGCTTCTTGAGGTGTTATAGGTTCTTCAGCTTTCTTTTGAGTAATAGCATTAGGATCAGTTGAATTATATTTTACTTGGTGTCTATCTAATAAGATTTCAATTAAAGCTTTAATAACATCAGGTTCACCTGTAGATTCATCATAACATTCATTTCTATTTACATATCCACCCCAAAAGAAACCACAATCAGAACTACCATCTGTATTTTTATCAAATACATTTGGAATACCATAAATATTATATGCACCTGGACTATAAAATAACTTTTCAGAACCTTCAAATGAGGCACCTTCAGTACCACCTGTTCCTCCTGCAAGCATATATCCAAATGATACATCACCATCTTCCACAGCTTTTCTATTTACACCCCATGCTTTTTCAAGATTAGGAAACAAACCATCTTCTTCGTAATGAATAAGAGGTCCACGAATACCCCTTGCTTTTTCTGGATTATCTTTTAATGATATTCCAAATACAGTAGATAGTATTCCTTTACGTACACCATATTCATCTTTATAACCAAGTTGTACAGTCATATTTTTTAAATCATCTACAACTCTTAATTTAGATAAAGGAGTGTTTTCAGCTATCCAGTCAAGTGTATCTAATACTTTACCCCAAATACCCTTATCACCTGATAAGAATGTTTTTTCAGAAGCTAAGTGAAAATTAGGATTACCAGAACCAGGAAGTACATACATATTACATGGACTAATAGAACCCATTTTAAAACTAAATCCAACTCCACGAGTTTTTAATAGTTTACCATGTTTACCACGAATTCTACCTGCTTCCATATAATGATAAAATAAATAATCTCCAAGCCATGCTTTTGCAAACTTACGTTTACGTTCACCTTTCTTTTTACCTGAACTATTATTTGTATTAATTGTTTCAACTAACCAAATAGGACTATAGTTCCAGTAAAAATATAATTGACCAGGAATCCATTCACCATCACTTTCTCTTATAACTCCATTTTTCCATTTATTAAGTTCTTCTTTCCAAAACTCTGCATATTCTGATTTAGGATTACTATTAGGTGGTATATTTGTATATCTACCATTCTTTTCAAAAAATATAGCACGTTCTCTAAAGAAATCCATATCCTCAAGAATATGAGGATTTGTTAAATCAACTTGTATTCTACCATCATTATAGTATTCAGTTTCTTTAGGTCTATCTTTTGCAAACCCTCTTACTTCTTCAGGTGCTATTAAGTTTTGAATAAATTTAACTGTAGATATATATTCTAATAAATTATCATATACTTCTTTTGGTAAAGAATCTCTTAACTCTGGGGTTATAGGAGTTTGATATTTATTTAAGTTAGTTAGTTCCATTCTGATCTATTTAATACTACACAATCTGTAGTTAATATTGTTTTAGCTACTGATACTGCATTTTCTAAAGCTGTTCTAGTAACTTTAAGTGGATCTATTATATTTTGATCAAACATATTATCACTTAAATTAAAAGTGATAATTTCTTCATTATTAATATTTATTTTATTTTCACCAAAGATTGTAGTATATGGTAAATATAAAGATTCTAATATTTTATTAGAAGATTGTTTTAAGTTTACACTATGTAGTGACATTGTTGATTTAATTAAAGCATATCCACCACCTTCTACAATTCCTTCTTCTAATGCACAAGCCACAGCTTTAACTGCATCTTCATATCTATCGTATCTTTCTTTCATTTCAATTTCAGATCTACCACCAACTTTAATTAAAGCTATTTTACCTGCTAAATTTTCATAACGTTGATTTATTAAATCT